TTTGGAATGATTTGCCTTGATGGTGTGTTCTAATAGAGCTTGTTTTAATTTGTCTGAGCCGCCAACTCTTACATTAATAATTCAGTTATAATACTCATCTGTCTCTAATACACGACGGTCAAACTGCTCTTTAGCCTCTAGATAAGACATTTCGCCTCTGCCTTTGCAAAGATATAATATTTCTCTTGTGAAGTTTTCTGGGCCTAGTGCTTCAACATCAGCTTGTAGTCTATCAGATGATCCCTAATAGTCACGCCAATCGCTTTCTTTGTAGCCTCTACGTTTGTTCTTTTTGCCTTTGAGAGGTGGCTTAGTTGTTTTAAACTTTGCTAGTTTTTTGCCTATGTACTTTTGTCCAGTAGTAATATTGGTTATTAAGTAAACAAAACCCTCATACTCGTCTGGTATAGTGTCTATTTGTTTACCTTGATATGTCCAATTCATACATTATGTATTTCTACCTAAACAGTTAAGTGCCTTTTCTGGTTTTTCGTGTAGTGTTATGATATACGTGTATTTCGTCTGCTCTGTCTTTTGCTAGTTGTCTAATGTCACGTAAACATTTACGTACATATCTATGTGTGCGAACACTATTTTGCCTTTCAAACTTTTCGTTAGCCTTAAAATATTCTAAATATGCTTTGACTAACTGATCGTGAACATCATTTTCCATTAGTCTATTACTTCTATGTCATTTTCGTAGCTAGTAAATCCATTTTCTTTAATAACTTTTAGAACGTGGTTAACTCTTCCTACTAGCTCATCTTTGTGACTAATCAAATAAATGTTTTTGTCACGTTCTCTGCCCATTTTTTTAAGGATGCTTAGTGAATTTTCAACACCAGCAGTATCCATACCACTATCGATCAACTCGTCGATAAACAACAAGTTAATATGTTGATATAAACTTTCCCAAACATCACGGAATGCAAAACTTAATCCAAGAATCAAACGGTTACGCTCACCTCTTGACAAGTTATCAAAGTCTAAGTCTTGTCCTAGTTGGGTAATTTCTACATTTAAGTCGTTTTGGAATACTACTTGGTGCGGTAAGCCTAGTTTATCGAGGTAATATGTGAGCCTGTTGTTCAAATATGCAAGATTTTGATCAATAATCTTTTTACGAATGAAGCTATCTTTGTTTGTAAGTAGCTTTAACAAAAATTCTTGGTGTTCTTTAAACGAAGTTAGTTCGTTTACGATATTCCAGTCAATTTCTTGAAGTGCTGTATTTGTTAAATCGTCTATTTGTGATTGATATGGATCATCTTCTTGCTCTTTACTTAGCAATGCTTGCTTTAAGTTATCTACGTTGTTTCTGTGTTCATATGCTTCTTTTGCAGTTTCGTAAAACGTATTCGGTTTTCCGTTAATATTACCTATTTCTTCAAGGCCAGATAATACTTCTTGCAGTTTATTACCTACTTCGGTTTGATACGCCATTGCATCATTAAGTTCTTTTGCTTTTCTTGACTCAATTTCTGTTTTTTTATCTTCGTGTAATGCTTGTCCACAAGTATAACAAGTAGCATCGTCAAGATTTGCGATGTCTTTTTCGGCTTTTTCAACACTCTTAGTAGCACGTAGCAATGCACTCTCTAATGTGCTTTTTTCTTTATTAAGAGCCGTAATTGCATTGTTTAATTCAGTCCAGTTTTGCAATTTTTCGTGCGCATCTAATTCTAAATCAATATCAACTTTCTCTAATTCATCAATACCGTTGCTAAGTTTTTTTATGTCTTGTTGTTTTTTTGCTAACCAAGCACGTTGATTATTTTTTAAACTATCAATAGTATTTTCAATCTTTGAATTTGCAGTTTGAATAGCTTCAATTTTTAGTGTTTCTTGTGTAATTGTATCTCTTGTATTTCGAATTTGTTCTTTTAACAATTCTGCCTTTTCAGTTAATAATGTTATACCTAACAATTGTTCAATAATATCACGCTGATCGTTTGCTCTCATTGAAAGAAACGGTTCGCTATAAGTGTTGAGTGCAACAATATGTTTAAACATATCGTGACTCATACCAAGAAGTTCACTAATCGATTCTTGTGTTTTTCTACTATCACCTTGCGATTCGTCAATTAGTTCTTGTTCTTGATCATTGACAAAGAATTTAAGTACATTAGGAGAGCGACCGCGCTCAATCCTATAATCTACGCCATTCTTTTCAAAGTGTAGGGTGACTAACATCCCTTTAGAATTTGTCTTATTAATAAGATTATTCCTCTTGATGTTAGTCAGTGCTTGACCGTACAAAGCGTAAGATAATGCATTGATTATCGTTGTTTTGCCTGTACCGTTACGGGATCCGGAATCGTCACCTCCTTGGTCTAAGTTTTCGCCAAGCACTAAAGTGAGCTGTTCGCGATTAAAGTCAACAGCCTGAGTCTGGTTGCCCACACTCATAAAGTTTTTTACAGTTAAATCTTTGATACGAATCATTTATTGTTCAAGTCCATTATAGATGTCTAACAGCATCTTTTTGTTGTAGTTTTCTGTATCTAATTCTGCAATTTCACCGGCAACAATTTGATCTACACTTTCAAACTGTGCAATGTCTAAATCAGTTGAAATTTCTTCTATTTGTTTTTGAGGAATTAATGTAATTTCTCTACATCCGTATTGTTTAATAAATGTTTCTTTGATAAAGTTTGCTTCTTCATAACTAATAGGCAAGTCAAGCGTTACTCTTAGATACATTTTATCTTTGACAAGTGTTTCTGTTTCGTCTAATAATTGAGAAAGTTTAACAGTACGATATTTAGGACAGTTTGACCAGTTAATATATTCTGGTTCTGCATTGTTTTCTCGATCGAGTATCATCATACCACGATCGTCGTCCCAAGCATCTGCATAATTATGCGGAAAAGCATTACCAATGTAATGTACTTTGCCTTGTTTTTGTCGTTTGTGAAAATGTCCTGAAAACACATAACTTTGATTAGCAAAATGCTCAGCCTTTAAATCGCCGTGATCTGGCATTTGTACCATAGCATTCATATAAAATGACGGCAGTTCAAAATGACCAAATACATATTTGCTTTTAAGTTTGGTCATTTTTTTCCATTCGTCGCCTACAAGCCAAGGCACAAGTGTAACATCGTCGATAGTTGTCATTTCGTCAACAAATGTGATACCTGGAATATAAGTTGCAAATGCAGTAGAATTTACATCACGCTTGTCTTTATAATACAAGTCGTGATTGCCATCAAAAAAGAAAAATTGTTCAAAAGCTTTACCTAATTTTTCCATACTACGGATTGTTGCATCCATAGTAGTAAGATTAAGCGAATTTCTGTTGTGATGCCAGTCTCCACAAAAAATACCTGTTTCACAATTATTTTCTTTTGCAGTTGCAATAAACCAATCGATAAATTCTTCGCAGTCGTCGTTGTGTATGCGACTGTTGCCTTTTAGGCCAAAATGGATGTCTGTAAACACCGCAGCTTTCTTAAACAAAGAAAATCCTCCATATATACTTGTTAAAGTATACTATGTAATTATACACTTGTCAACCGCTATTCTTTTGAAAATGATGAAATACTAGCATCTTCATTCCGTTTTACACTAGCTTCCCATTCGCCTTGATGTTGTCTTGTATAACTCGGTGTTAAGTCGTTCATTTCGAGGATGTCGTCTCTAATGTTTTGATTGCGTTTTTCAATGTTGATAACACGCACAAATGAGTTTGTAACTGCTGCTGTGTAATAAGCAAAGGGGTTTTGACTTTTAGACTCATCAAACTGTAGACCAATTTGAGCAAGTTGCAATATTGCTTGTCCTCGCATTTCGTCATTATAAGTGTATCCTCTCACATTTCCTCGTGTTGCATATCTGTCACATAGTTTCATCCACATAAGTGCAAGTTTGTTAGTTGCTTTGCCGTGATCCTTAGAAAAATGTCCATTCTCCATTCCTCCAACCCAGTGAGATTTGCCTACACAAACAAGTTCACCGTCATCGTTGAATTTATAATGCTGGAAAGGTGGAAAATTTAGTTTAGTTTTTGTATCAGCTACAGTTTTTGGATTCTTTTTACGTCCTGGCTCTTCCGGAATGTGATCATACGTCATTATACGAAAGATTATTTCTTCTTTAGTAATGGTTTTATAATCAACTTCGCAATCTGCTTGTTTTACTTTTTCACCATTAATTTTTCTTTTTTCGTAATCTTCGTTAGATAAACGTTTTGCTTTATTTCTTTTTGCTTCTGCAATCGTTCTTATGTTAACTTTCTCTACGCTTTCTAAGATGATGTCATAGTCGGCATAATCTTTTTCTACGTAGCTGTTAAATGTGTTTTTTGATCTGTGTATTTCTTTTAAAATGTCTTTGTTGTTGAGGTAATTTTTAGGTCTCATATACTGCTCCAGTTATAGTATTTATTATAATATACGTAGATAATTTTGTCAACTAAATACTAATGGAGAAATATATTTTATGGGACTGTTTAGTGCATTTAACAATCTTGCTACTAGTGTCAATAATGCGTTTAGCAATATAAATTCAGTATCGAGAACAATTAACAACGTTTCTAGTAGTTTTAATCGAGCTGCTAGTGGAATACGTAACTTTAGTACATCGGGTGGTTTAGTTAATACATTAAACCAAGTAACAAGTATTGCAGGAAATTTAAGGAATACAGTAGGTGCTGTAGATAATTTAATAAATCGCGGAAACAGCCTTTCGAATATTGGTGCTGCTATACGTATGATTGGTAATGCTTCGCAAGGAGTTGGTTATAATGCTGCTCCTAGATCAAGAGAACTTACAAGAGCAATATTGTCTGCTAATGTTTCGTCGGCTGACGAAACTGACTGGAGAGTGAGTATAAGTGTTCCTGGTATTTTTGCATCCTCGCCAATACTTGCTCCATTAGCAGGAACTGGAAACAGAATGATATTTCCATTTAACCCAACAGTGTTAATAGGACATAGTGCGAATTACAGTCAAATTACGCCAACACACTCTAATTTTCCTTATAATGCATATGAAAATAGTCAAGTAGACAATTATACTATTGCTGGAGAATTTTTAAATGAAACAACAGCAGATGCGCAATACTTTATTGCTACGCTTCATTTTTTAAGGACTGTTACAAAAATGTTTTATGGCGGAGAAGGAGACTTAGTAGGACAACCACCTCCTGTTTGTAGATTAAATGGATATGGTAAACACGTTTTAAATAATATTCCTGTCCTTATAACAAACTTTACAACAGATTTTCCAGCTGATGTAGATTATATACAAACAGTTGTAGGTAACGAAACAAACTACGTTCCTGCTCAAGCAACAGTAACGATAACAGCTACGCCACAATACGCAAGAAGATCACAGGCTAGATTTAGTCTTGTTGATTATGCTAATGGTACATTTGTAGGTCAAGATCAAGGATTTGTATAATGGCTGGAAATAATTTTGGACCTTATGGTAAAACAAAAATAAACTCAAACGGATATCTTGACATTTTTGTTCCTAGACCAATTCCTGTTGCAGGCGACGATGTGTTATATACAATTTTGCCTGCGTATAATTATAGACCAGATTTGTTAGCAAATGATTTATACGGCAAAAAAGAATTATGGTGGGTTTTTGCACAAAGGAATCCAGACGTATTAAAAGATCCTGTATTTGATTTTGTTTCAGGAACAGAAATTTATTTGCCGCAAGGTAGTAATTTGCAATCACAGTTAGGCATATAATATGGCTATTAATTTCTCAAGAATAATTAATCAAGCAGCACAAGTTTCTAATGCAGTAGCTAGTGTAAATTCTATTACTAAGGCAGCCCAAACATCTGCTTCATCACTTAATAGTGCAGCAAGGGCTTCAGGAGAAATTTCAAAAGCAGCAAATGATATAAGAATTGCAGTTGGCAGTAATTTGAATGTATCAGAAAACGATCTTTTGCAAGTATCAAAAAGTTTTCAACAAAGAGGCCAACTTGATGTATTTGATCCTAGTAGATTAAATAGTCTTGTTTCAAATCCTGGACAAATTGGAAATGTTGCTGCCGCAGCAAGTACAGTTGCTAATGCTATACAGGGTGTTTCAGGTAGAGGAACTGTTAATGTAAACAGTGGATTAACAAGCGGTTTATCAAAAGTTTCTAATACTTTAGGATCTATTGCAGGAGTTGCAAATACCCTGAGTAGAGTAAGTTCTCAGTTTGGTTCTAGTGTTGGATCTATAAAAAGCAAGTTAAGTTCTTTAAATGGATTTAATATAAGCAGTCTTAATAGTTTAGTTGGATCTTTTGGAGATTTTACAAATTTAGTACAAAATGTTGTAACAGTTGTGCCAAGAGATATTGGAGAATTAATTGGTGCAGTTGGCGGTGAATTTGATCGTTTGAGACAACTTGCAGAACAAGGTGATCTTTCTGGTATAACAGGAGACTTTTTAGACCTTACTTTTAAAAATCCTTGGGACGAAAATCTTGTTAGAAATGCTTCTAGCGGAGGAACTGTTAGTGCAGGCACTGCAAAGAGTAGAATTCCAAATCCATTACGTGAAGCAATTTCTTGGAATTATATTATTACACTTGGTATATTAAATGACAGCGAATTTAATTTTCCAAGTCAGTATAGAGAAACAGATTTTACACAAACCTACATACTTAAATCTGGCGGCGGAAATTTAGGTAAAAGATATAAAACCTATTTAGAAGGCGATCAAGATGCTGAATACTATATAGAAAATTTAGAAATGGATGCCGTTATTGCTCCTAATAGAGCAACTAACGTTGCACTAGGAACATCACTTTCATTTGAAGTTGTAGAACCCTATTCAATGGGACAATTTATTGAGGCAATAATTGGCGCTTCGTCAGAGATTGGATATGCAAATTATACTGATGCTCCGTTTTGTTTAAGAATAGATTTTGTAGGCTGGGACGAATATGGAGAATCTGCAGGAACATTTACACAACCGATTTATATACCTATTTTAATTACGAAAATAGAATTTTCAGTAACAGGAAAAGGAGCAATGTATACTGTAAAAGCTGTTCCTATGAGCGAAACAGGACTAGACGATAAAATCCAAGAATCTAAAGTTCAAATTCAAGCAGCAGGTCAAAAAGTACACGAAATACTTAATGGCGATGAAAAGAGTGTACAAGCAGTTTATAACGAAAGAGTACAAGAATTAGAACAAGCAGGAACGACAATCCAAGAAGATAGATATATTATTGCATTTCCAAAAACTCCAGATGCACTAGTTAATATTGTAAAAAACGCCGGAGGCGATCTAGCTGGTTCAACTTCTTTAACCGTCGATGCACCTGAACAACAAAGAAGAGAAAAAGGGATGGCTAATCCTGAAATTGACAGAAGCACTGAGAAAAAACAGCAAGGTATTGAAGACAATTCTGTACAAGCACCTAGCAATTTATTTACAGTATTAAAAGCTTATGCATCGGACACAGGCAGTATGAATCCTATTGGTTTAAGTGACTTAGTAATTGATACTAACGCTCCAGGAGATACTCCACAAGCTGAACAGGATGCAACTTATGACGAATTCGGAGATGTAGTAGATTTAGGATCTTCCGAAGCAGCAGCAGCTGAAAAAGGCAGAGTTTTTAGATTTCGACAAGGTGAAACAATAACAGATATAATAACAAAAGTTTTGTTAGATAGCGAATATTGCAAAGAAAAATCTACTGAAGAATCTACAAACGGAACTAAGCAGTGGTTTAAGATTGATACACAAGTTTTTATAGACAGAAACCCTGCCGCAGAACTACAAAGAGGCCGCTCACCAAAAATTTATGTTTATAGTATATTACCTTATTTCACAGATGAAGCTAAATTTTTAGCACCTACACAGTCTCCATCAAATACTGAAGGATTAAAAGCGTTAGCACCTAAAGAATACAATTACTTTTATACCGGACAAAATGAAGATGTTTTGAATTTTGATATATCATTTAATAATGCATTTTTCCAAGCAGCATTTGCTAACTATGGTCAAAACAGCGGTACAGTCGCTTTAGATGGAGCTAATAAGAAAACATTACAAAATAGTAACGAAGTAAAAGGTAGTGAAGTTGTTGTAGAAGGTGGTGGTGGAAAAAGAGAACCCGGCGCCCAATTTAAAGAAACAAATGAAATGAGATATAATGCTGCATCAGTAAGCGGAGATATGAGGCAACGCATAGCAGAACAATTTCATAATACACTTATAAACTCTCCTGCAGATATGGTAACGGCTGAAATGGAAATATGGGGAGATCCGTTTTTCTTACCACAACAAACAGGTAACTTTGTAGGAACGCCTACAGGTAATCCAAATGTCCTTGCTGAACAAACTATGAATTATTTGCAAAACGAAGTGATGTGTATTGTAAATTTTAAAACACCATTTGATTATCAAATTCAAGGTGCAACAATGGAGTTCCCGCAAACTGTACCTCAATTTAGTGGGTTATATTCTATTTGGGCTGTGACAAATACGTTTAGCAGAGGTCAATTTAGACAAACATTAAAACTTATACGCCGTCGAGGACAAGATGACACTCCAACTACAAGCAATGTTCCGATTAAACCAAGTGACGACAAAAATATTAAAGAAACTACTGATGGAACATTAGGAGCCAATGGTGAGGGTGCAGGCGCAAACAATTCTGTAAATAGCACAGCAGGAGCATCAAATCCTTGTGATATAACATCTCCTGTAAATGCAGTGCAAGCAGTTCAAAATATAACGCAAGCATCTGCAGAGGATTTGTTAATGAGTATGCCGGTATTTAATAATAAGTCAACAACAGCAGGAGATGATGTAGTGTTTAGTCAACCCGTAATTCAAATAGGCGAATTTGCTTGGACGCCTAACCAAAATATATTTGCAAGTGCGCCAAAAGCAGCTAAACAAGCTGCCGCAGCAGTAACACAGGCTACTTCTACAGTTCAACAAATTGAAAAAACATTACAACAAGCAAATATTGTTGCAAACGCTAGACCTTCAGGACCAGGCGGAAACGGAGGAGTTTAATGCCAGCGGTTACAATAACAGACCAAGAAAAATCTTTGCTAGATTTAATTGCAAAAGGTGAAGCTGTCGCAGGCGCAGACCCTTATACAAGTTTGTGGCCTGGAAGTTCGGAACCAGCACTAGTTCAAATGACTTGTGCTGAAGTACAACGCTTCCAACAACAACGAATAGACAACGGATTTAGATCAAGTGCTTGCGGAAGGTATCAGTTTATTAAAAGAACACTTACAGCAGCAATTGAAACACTTGGAATAGACCCTTTAACTACAAGATATACTGCCGATGTGCAAGATGCACTAATTATAGGTATTTTAAAAAGATATAGAAGACTAAATGATTGGCTTGCTGGTACTTACGCTACAGATAAATTTATGATTAAACTTGCACAAGAATTTGCAAGTATGCCTGTACCTTATGCTATGCAAGGACAGTCAAGAAGAGTTAATAAAGGACAAAGTTATTACGCAGGCGACGGTTTAAATAGAGCTAGTCACAATCCCGATACGTTATACCAAGAATTAGAAGAAATAAGAACAGGCGAAGTAGGCGAATCTACACTAGTTGATGTAAATTCTGATGGTCCAAGTGGTGCTATACCAGAAACAGGACAAAGTCCTAGAACACAAGTTGCTAGAGCAGCAGCAGGTACGGGTGTAGGTTCAGTCTCTGGTACAGGACGTCCTGGATCTCAGCCAATAGGAAGAACTTCACTTCCTGGCGGAGTAGCTGTTTATGTATACGAACCTACTGATCCTTTAGATGATAGATATGATTTTAGGACCGGAACAAAAGTAAAAGACTTATTAGTTCACGGCACCGGAGCAGCAGCAGCAACACCCCACGTTGAAACAAATGTAGGTCCGTCAAATGTTGCTGTAACTAATACAGGTGTAGTTCCTCCCGGAACAGATTCAGACCTAACTGATCCTAGAGGCAGAGATCAAATTCCTGAAAGTGCTCCTGCACCAAGTGATACAACAGATCCATTAGAAGCGTTTGGAGGTGAAGGAGCTCCTGTAGAAGATAATATTGATCCAGATGCAGCAGATCCTAGAGGAACAGATCAAAGAAGTATACCTACGCCAGAAGAACAAAATCAAGTTTTAGAAGGTCGAGCTCCACCTCCACCACCTCCACCACCGACACAACAACCGTGTCCAGAGCCAATAACACAAAGTACTACTACTTCGATTGCAGGTTCTTCTTGGACAGATAGTAGCGGAGTAGGAGTAGGATAAAAAATGTCAGGAAATTATACAAGAACTACAGCAGAACTTACCGGAGTTTATGATAGTGGACCTTACGAAGCTATTGTAACAAACCATCTTGATACTAAAATGATGGGTACATTAGAAGTAGAAATTTTACGTTATACAGGTGCCGGCGGCACCCCTGAACGTAGTGGACAATTATTAAACGTAAAATATCTTAGTCCATTCTACGGAGTAACACCTGTGTTCGGGTTACAAGAACAAGACGGATATCAATATTCTCAAAAAAGTTATGGATTTTGGGCTGTTCCTCCGGATATAGGCACTAAAGTTCTTGTAATATTTGCAGAAGGAAATACAAATTTTGGATATTGGATAGGTTGTATTCAAGATGATTATATGAACTTTATGGTTCCTGATGGAAGAGCATCTACATCAATGACCACTGAAGTTACACCTCAACCGTTAAAAGGTGCAAAGTTGCCTGTAGGCGAATATAATAAAAAAATAGAAACAGGCGAGCTTATTGATACAAACTTATTTAATAAACCTTACAATAAAGATTTTACAAATGTTTTAGAAATCCAAGGTTTGATTTTTGACGAAACTAGAGGAACAACGTCAACTAGTGCTCGTAGAGAAATACCTAGTGGTGTTTTTGGTTGGAGTACACCAGGTCCCCAAGATAAAAGAGCAGGAAGTCCAAGAGTAGATGTTGGTGCTACTGGTAGAAAAGCAAATATCCCGTATAATAGACTAGGCGGATCTAGCTTTGTAATGGACGATGGCAATGATAAACTTGTTAGAGCAACACACGCTGAAGACGGACCACCTAGATATCT